AGCCCGCCCTGGTGGTCGCTGGGACCGCCACAGCGCCCACAACACGGTCCGGGACGGACCCGGCGCCCACATCCCGCTAACCCGGAGGGAGGCCCCGGTGTTGGATCTCGGCGACACTCATACGACCTCCATCCGCGTCTACGACGCGCCCCCCGACCAAGGCGGGGTTCTCATCAACGCGGGCACCGTCACCCTGACGATCACCCTGCCGGACGGGACGGTGAGCACCCCGACGCCGGTGAACTCCTCCACCGGCCGCTACAAGTACGACTTGATCACCACCCAGGAGGGTTTGCACAGCATCCGGTGGCAGACGCTGAACCCGGCGACGGCGCAACCGGACGTCGCGATCGTCCGCGCCACGGCGCCGCTGTTCATGCTCAGCCTCGCCGACGCGAAACGCGCTTTGAACAAGAGTTCGTCGATCACCGTCGACGACGAGGAGATCCGCGACCTGCTGGAGGCGACGACCCTCGTCGTCGAAGACTGGTTGAAGCAGGTCGTGCCGCCGCGTGTCGTCACCCAACGGATCGACACCTACGGGCAGGACCGGCTGCTGCTGAAGCCCCCGGTGATCTCCCTGACGTCGATCACGAGGGTCGCGCCGGACGCCGGCACGTACCCGGTCGGCGGGCTCGTCGTCAACAAGCCGTTCGGCATCGTCGACACCTACGGCGCGCCGTTCTACGGCGCCCTCGACGTCGTGTACCGCGCCGGGTACACGAGCCCCCCACCGAACTACGTGGAGGCCGCGAAGGTCACCCTGCAGCACCTGTGGCAGGGGCAGCAGCAGCCCGGCGTCGGTCCGCCCAGCCCGTTCGGGGAGCAGGAGTTGTCGGTCCCGTCGGGTAGTTTCTTCGCCCTCCCCCCGCGGGCGATGGAGCTGCTCGGCGGCCGAGGCCCCGGCTTCGCATGACTGCCATACCGCTCGTGCTCGACGCGCTCGTCGCCGCCCTCCGGCTGGCGCCCGACCTCGCCGCGGTCGACGTCTTCGACGGCCCCCAACCGATCGCCGCCGGTGGTGAGGGCATCGCGGTCGGCGCCAGCCGCGAGGACAACTCGGTGGAGTTCACATGGCCCCCCGCGGACCTCGCCGGGGGCGACGCCGAGCACGCGACGATCGCCTGCCTCGTGTGGTCCGGCAGTGGCGACACCACCTTCGCGCCCGCCCGCCTCCGGGTTGCTGAACTCCTCGACGCCGTCGACGCGGCGCTGTCCGCGAACCGCACGCTCAGCGGCGCCGTCACCCGCGCGTGGATCACCGACGGGGTCCTGCAGCAGCAGCAGGCCAATGGGGCGCTCGTCACCTGCGAGTTCCACGTCGAGACCGACCTGTTCTAGAAGGGACACCGCTCATGGCTCTACTCGCGCGTCAGGACGCCTCCGCGCTCGCCGGCGCTCTCATCACCCCCGTCTCGGCTGCGGGCGGTGGCGACACGATGGTCGGCGCCCAAGGGGTGCACCTCTACGTCAACAACGGCGGCGGCGCACCGATCACCGTCACGCTGGTGACCCCGGAGGTCGTCGAGGGCAGCCTCGCCGTCACCGACCGGACCGTGTCGGTGACGAACGGGACGTGGAAGCTGATCCCCGTCCCGAGCCGCTACAACGACTCGACGACCGGCCTCGCGAGCATCACCTACTCGGCGGTCACGACGGTGACGGTCGCGGCGATCCTCTGCAGCGTGCAGCCATGAGCGACACCGTGTGGATCACCCACCCCGGCACCGGCGGGGTCGTCGAGGTCCCCGAGGAAGCCCTCCCCCAGTACCGGCAGTCGGGGTGGGATGTGATGCCCGAGAAAGAGGTCGAGCGGCGCGCGAAGGCCGCCGCCGACGAGGCTGCCGCCGCCGAGGCGGCGATGGTCGAGGCCGGGAAGGTCGCGCTCGGGCAGGTCCCGCCGCCGCCGACCGCCGAGCCTCCCCCCGAGGTATCCGAGGTTGAGGTCACGGACGCGAAGTCCACGAAGAAGGGGAACGGCTGATGGCTGCGCCGGCTATTACCGCGAGCGTCCGTTACACGTCTCGCGGCACCACGAAGATTTACTGGGTCGCGACGATCGCGAACTACCTGTCGCCGAGCCGCGGTGAGCTGAACGCGGGGGTGGATCTGAGCCCGCAGCTCAACGACTCCGCCGGGTGGTCGATGTCGAGCGAGCAGATCGACACCCCCGACATGGCCAACCGTTTCACCAGCAAGATCCCCGGCGCGATCACGGCGGAGGACTCGTCGCTGACGATGTACGCGTCGAAGACCGGCGTGGACGCGCGGATCACGATGCCGCAGGACGCCGTCGGCAACATCGTGTTGCTCTACGGTGGGGACACCGCGGGCAACAAAATGGATGTCTGGCCCGTGACGGTAGCCTCGGTCGCGAAGCAGATCAGCGTGCAGGGCGGCGACGCCGACACCCTCGTCATCGCCTACTCGCCGACGAACGTGCCCGCGCAGAACGTCACCATCCCGTAGTGAGCCTGCTCGACCGGCTCCGCGCGCGGGAGCTGCCGACCGCTGTCGTGCCGATCCCCGTCGACGCCGTCGCCTACGCGCGGCTCGACGGGGCGCTGCAGCAGGCGGTGTGGCGGCTGGAGGACGCCCGCTCGCGGGGTGGTGGGGACATCGGGGTGCTCCGCGCCGAGGCGCAGGCGGCGCAGGCCGCGTTGGACGGGTGCGCGGTCGATTTGGTGACGTTGCGCGCGTTGCCTCCCGCTGAGTGGGAAGCCCTCGTCGACGCGCACCCACCCACCGAGGAGCAGCTCAACGGCGGCGCGCAGTGGAACCTGCAGTCGTTCCGGCCGGCGCTTCTCGCCGTGTCGGTGGTCGCCGATGACGGGGACGCCCCCGTGTCGGAGTCCGACTGGGCGGCATTGGCGAAGGAACCGTCGCTCACTGGCGGGGAGCTCGCCGCGCTGTTCCACGCCGCCGTCACACTGAACCTCCGCGGCCCGAGCGCATCGGTGGGAAAAGATCACTGACCAACCCGCAGCTGCGGCTGGAACTCGCCTACTGCGCGCCCCGCGGCATCCCCCACAGCTCGTTCTTGGAGTGGCCGCAGGCCGACCAGGACAAAGCCTTGTGGTGGTTCATCCACGAGCAGCAGGCGTGCGGGTCGTGCGGCACCCGGCCGGACGAATGGGACGAAGACGCGGGCGGCGACCCCGACGCGTACATCATGGAGCCGTACCTCTGCAAGGGCTGCCGGGTGAAAGCCGACGGCGAGGAATGGTACGAGAAGAACCGGAAGAACATCCCGAGGGGGACGCAGATGCGGATGCGCCGACCCGACCCCGTCGAGGCGGACTGATGCCGAGCGCGTGGCGGATCGTCAGCGCCGAACTCGTGCAGCGCGGCCGAACCGACCTCTCCTCCGGGTTGCGGGCGGCAGTGCGCCGCGAGGGCGCCGTCGCGCTCGCCGAGACGAAGGCGGCGTGGCTGACCGTCGACGTCACCAGCACCAAGGGCGGCATCGCACCCCCCGACAAATCCACCGGGCTCCGCGCCCGCGTGTCCGGCGCCACCAGAATTCAGACGACGATGACCGGCGTCCGGATCACCGTCGCCCCCGGCAAGGTCGACCCCCGCTACGGCCGCACCCTCCCCTGGTATTTGAACGGGAGCGGCAGGCCGTGGCGGCACCCCGTGTTCGGCCGCACCGCGAACCCGCAAGACTGGCAGATTCAACGCGGGCAAGAGGTGTTCTTCTCGACGATCGGCGGCCACGCCCCGGCGTTCCGGGCGGGCATCGAACGGGCGATGGAGGACGTCGCCCGACGATTCTGACCAGGGGAGCGGCATGGCTGAGATCACGATGGTTATCAACGGGGAGCGGTTCTCGATCGGGAACGACCCGCAGAAGTTCACCGCCGAAGAACTCATCGCCGTCGAGCAGCACACCGGGATGATGGTCACCGAGTGGGCGGAGAAACTCGCCGACGAGCGGATCAGCCCGAAGGCGTGGACGGCGCTCGCGTTCATCGCGGTGCGCCGCGCCGGCCGGATGGTCCGCTGGGATGACTTCGCGGCGACCCTGTCCGTGTACGACCTCGTCCAGGGCCTCGGCGGCATTCCCGACCCGCCCGCGGTCGTGCCGAACCGGGCGGAGCGTCGCGCGAAGCCGCAGCCGAAGACCGCGCCGGTGCACCCCGCCAGCGCGTGACCCACGTCGACGCCTCGCACGCGGTCGGCCGCGACGAGTTCCGGGCGTGGCTCGCCGAGTACGGCATCGACCCCAGCGACGTCTACACGATCGGCGTCCGCTTCTGGTGCCGCGATGACGTCGTCGTCGCCGCCTTCGATGTCGAGTGGAGCCGAGGCCACTGCGATGCCCTGCCCATCACGGTGCTGTGGCCGACGGGGCTCCGCTCCTGGCCGCCGCTGACGCCTATCGAGTAACCCGTCCACCGCCCCCGGAGTAGCTCGCGGAGGGGGGCGCTGTGGCGACTCTGCGATACGACGTCGACGTCGACACCAAACGCGCCGAAGCCCGCATCGGCGCGTTCGCGCTGCGAATGCGGAAGCAGATCAGCGACGCCATCAAGTCGCTGCCGGAGATCGAACTCGACGCGAACAGCACCAAGGCGCAGGTCGAGATCGCCCGCATCCGCCGCGAGCTGAAGGAACTCTCGAGCAAGCGCATCGGCATCGACATCGACGCCAAAGCGGCGGAGGCCGAGCTTAAACGGCTCGGTGGGCAGCTCCGCGAACTGTCCGGTAAGTCCGGCAGCATCCAGGTCGACGCGGACGTCGCCTCCGCGCTGGCGGCGCTGAAACTCGTCGACAAGGAGGTCGACAAACTCGACGGGCGGAAGGCGACCGTCAAGGTCGACGTCGACCGCTCGTTGGGCGACAGCATCATCCAGGTGACGCGGCTCGCCGGCGCGTTGAAGGCCCTCACGCTCCCCGCCGCAGCGCTCGCGGTGGTGCCGCAACTCGCGTCGATCGGCAACGCCCTCATCGACGTGTCCGGCGCTGCCGGGTTGGTGCCCGCCGCTGTCGCGGTCGCGGGTGGCGCGATCGCCACGCTGGCCGTCGGTTTCGCGCACGTCACCGACGCGCTCGGCCCCGCCGGGACGCCGGCGCAGTTGAAGAAGGTCACCGAGGCGCTCGCGCTGTTGTCGCCGAACGCGCGCACCGCGGTTGAGGCGGTCCGCGGGTTCGCCGGGGCGTGGACCGACCTGCGGCTTGACGTGCAGCAGAAGCTGTTCGCGGGGATGTCTGCCGAGGTGAAAGACCTCGGCAAGGTCGCGCTCCCCCAGTTGCGGACGGGGCTCGGCGGGATCGCGGAGGAACTGAACCTCAGCGCCCGCGGCTTGCTCGACTGGGCGAAGCGGGGCAGCACGATCCGCGACGTCGGGGTGCTGTTCTTCGGGGTGAAGCAAACCCTCCACGAGCTCGTCCCGGCCGGCGCGAACGTGGCGCAGGCGTTCCTCGACATCGGTGTCGTCGGCATGAAATTCCTGCCGGGGCTGGCGGCGGAGGCGGAGAAGCTCACCGAGCGGTTCCGCAACTTCATCGGGGAGGCTCGCGAGTCGGGGAAGCTCCAAGAGTGGATCTCCACGGGGATCGACAAGCTCGCCGAGCTGGGCAAGATCGTCCTGAACGTCGGGTCGGCGCTCGGCGCGTTCTTCAAGGCCGGCGCGGTCAGCGGCGCCGACTTCCTCGGCACCCTGCAGAAGGTCACCGGGGAGGTCGCGAAGTTCCTGAACAGCGCGGAGGGGCAGAACGCCCTCGTTGCGATCTTCCGCACGATCCGCGACGTCGTCGACGCGCTGCTGCCGGCGGTCATCGCGGTCGGGAAGGAAATCGCGGAGGGCATCGGCACCCTCGCGCCGAAGATTAAGCCGCTCGCGGAGGCGTTCGCCGACACGTTGAAAGCGGCGGCTCCGATGGTGGGGGTGCTCGCCGAATTGGCGTCGGCGGTCCTACCTCCGATCACCGCAGCGCTCGCCGTCATCGGCCCGTTCCTCGCGCCGATCGTCGTCGGGTTCGCCGCGTTCGCCCTCGCGTCGAAGGGCATCCTCGCCGTCGCGCAGTCGCTCGTCGCCGTGAAGACCGCGCTGATGGGCATCAGCGCCGCGAACGTCGTGCTCGGCGCCGTCACCCTCGCGGCCGTCGGCCTCGCCGTGCTGTTCGATCAACTGCGGGACAAGTCGGGGGAGCTGGCGCAGAAGATCGTCGACGGGTCGATCACCATGCATCAGGCCATCGCCGAGGAGACCGCGCAGATCGAGCGGCGGAACCTCGCGATGGACGCGGCGACGACCGCCGCGAACGAGGGCATCGTCTCCTCCCGGGAAAGTGCCAGCGCTTCCGAGGTCAACGCCGAGGCCACCGCGAAGGTCACCGAGGAGCACAAGAAGCTCCTCGCGGCGATGGACCCGCTCACCCGGGCGCAGACCCAGGTACGGGAAGCGCAGACGGCGTTCAACGAGGCCGTCGCGGCGTTCGGCGCAGGTTCCCCAGCGGCCCAAGCCGCCGCGGGCGAGCTGGCGACCGCGAACCAGCACCTCAAGGACATCACCCAGCAGACCGCGGACGCGACGAAAACCCTCGGCGACCGCATCGTGGAGACGTCGCAGCATGGCGCCGCCGCGGCGAACTCCCAGGTCGGCTACAAGCAGTCGCTGCTCGACCTGGCGGACGCGACGAAGCGGGCCGCCGCCGCCACGCGGGAGCACGGCGCCAGCTCGGATGAGGCGACCAGGGCGAACCTCGCCGTCGAACAGGCGAGCCTGCGGGCCGCCGCCGCAGCGCAGAAGCTGGCGGAGGACAACGCGAGGGCGAGCGGCTCGACGAACGTCGCGGAGATCGGCGCGCAAGCCTACAAGGAGGAGTTGCTGCGGCAGGCGTCGACGATGACCGGCCCGTTGAAGCAGGCGCTCATCGACCAGGCCAACGGATTGGACACCGCGAAGCGCGCGACGTCGACGGCGGAGATCCAGAGCCGCTTGTATAAGGACCAGTTGGGGTTGCTCGCCGGGCAGACCTCCGGCCCGTTGGCGGCGGCGCTGCGGGGCGCCATGCAGAACTTCGACACGCTCGGCGGCGCGCACGCCACCGCGCAGCAACGCGCGGAGGCGCAGAAAGCGGAACTGCTCCGGCTCGCCGCTATGGCGAGCGGCCCGCTCCGCGCGTCGCTGCTGGCGATGGCAGCTCAAATCAACACCCTCCCCGACGGGTCGTTCACGATCACCGGCACCGGGGTCATCAACCCCCTGCAAATCAGCAGCGGCACCGGCCGGGGTGCGTCGACGTTCGGGCTCGCCGAAGGCGGCGTCATCGGTCAGATGGCCGATGGCGGCGTCATGCCCGGCTACACCCCCGGCCGCGACGTGCACCGCTTCGTCAGCGCCACCGGGGGGATTCTGGACCTGGCCGGCGGTGAGCCGGTGATGCGCCCCGAGTTCGGCCGCGCCGTCGGCCACCAGTGGATCCACGCGGCGAACAAAGCGGCCCGCACCGGTGGTGTCGCCGGGGTGACGAGCTTCATCAGCCGCACCGCACCCCGCGGCCCCGGCGTCGAAGGGCGGCAGGGCGACGGCAGCGCATTCGCCCGAGGTGGTGTCGTCCCGCATCAGCGGCTCGCGTTCGGCGGGTACGTCGCCGCCGGCACGCAACCGTTCCCGCGGGTCGCGACCGAGTCGTACATCGCGGCCCGCAACAAGCTCGTCGCGATGGAAGCCGAGAAGATCAAAGCGCAGATCAAGAAGTGGTTGGAGGCCGGCGGCAACGGCCTCGCGTTCGCGCGCACCCAAGTCGGCAAACCCTACATATGGGGCGCCAGCGGACCGGGCGGTTACGACTGCTCCGGGTTCATGTCCGCGATCGTCAACGTGATGCGCGGCCGGTACCCCTACTCGCGGGTCGGGTCGACGGGGACGTTCCCGTGGGCGGGGTTCTCCCCCGGCCTCGGTGCCGGGTTGAACATCGGCGCGTTCCGCGGCAACCCCGGGCACATGGCGGGCACCATCGCCGGCGTCAACGTCGAGTCCGCCGGGTCGGTCGGTGTGCGAGTCGGTGGGCCGGTCGGCGCCACGAGTGGCATGTTCAACATCCGAGCGCACCTCGCCGACAAGGGCGGGTTGCTGCCCAGCGGGCACGCCGCGGTGAACCTGTCCGGCCGTGACGAGTACGTCGTCGCCCCGCAGACGGCTCAGACGATGGGGAGTACGTACAACGTGAGCGTGATCTTCCAGAACGCGATCAACGCGATGGATGACTCCCTCATGCGGCAGGCCGCCATCAAAGTCGCCGACGCGATCAAGCAGGTTGAGCGGAGCCGGTCGTGACGAGCCTCTACGGGACCGTCACGCTGGGCCGGCTGCCCGCGTTGTTCGAGGCGTTCGAGGTCACCCAAAGCGGCGACGGGGTCCTCGCGCTGGCGGTGCAGGCGAGCTCGACGGCGCTGAGCACCTCGCGCGTCGAACGCTTGCGCGACGACCTCCTCGGGCTGCCCGGCAAACTGATCCCCGTCACTTGGTCGGACAAATCGTTCCTCGGCGGCTTCTACACCGTGTCGTCGGTCAACGTGAAGCACTGGTCCTACCCCGGGCTCGCCGCCGCCGGCACCCGCCGCGTCTTCGGCTCCGCCGACGTGCAACTCCAGCCGGGCGGCTACTCGAACACCGCGGACATCGAGAGCCGCCTGTCGGGGGCGCAGACCCGGCTCAACGACTTCTCTGGCACCGGGGAGATTTGGCACGCCCCGCCGATCGGGCACAGCGGCTACCTCGCCGGCACCGCCGTCCCCACTGCCGTGACCCGCACCGGGGAGGACGGCGCCGTCGTCGTCTACCGGGGGCTCGCGTTCGGCGCGAACCCCCGCTGGGGCGCCACGACGACGACGTTCCCGCAGGGCCGGGTGCGGTTCGTCGACTCCAACAATGAGGAACGCTCGGGGCAGGGCGTCGCGCTGTCACCGGTCGGCTGGGTGCTCAGCAACGGCTTGGTGCGCGTCACGCCGCTGGTGTCCGGTGGGGTGTTCAGCGTCGACGCGTACACGGGCGGCGCGTGGCGGGCGAAGGCGTGGGACGTCCTCGATAACGCCGCTTCGATCACCCCCGTCGACGGGGTCGACATCCTGCAGAACGACTACGAGACGGTCGTCGTCCGGCTCTACAAGGGACAGTCGCAGGGCCGCGTCACCGTCGACCTCACGCTCCGCCGGGGCTCCCGCTTCGTGGAGCTGTTCGTGCAGTCCGACACGAGCGCGACGCTGAAGGTCGTCAAAGCGGTGACGGAGGCCGGGACGAACGCGACCGCCGGGATGGTCATCGCCAGCAGCAACGACGCCGACGGCAACAAGTACGTCGTCGGCTCCTCCAAGACGTTCACGGCGGACACCACCATCGGCGGCCTCTCCAAAGCCTCGGTCGTGGCGCTCGATGCGTTCGTCGGTGTCATCGCCGGCGGCACCGCAGCGGTCACCGGCGACCAGGCCGCGAACCTGTATGCCCAGTACCTCGGGTCGAGCACCGAGGTCGTCGCCGCGGTGCGCCGCTGATGCCGATCACGGAGAGTCTGCAGGCCCTCGGGCAGTGGTCGATCAGCTTGAAGGCCACGACGCCGAAGTCGGTGACCGACGCGATCCTCGACCTCGGGCACATCTGCGTGCACGCTGCGCGGCAGAACCCGCGGATCAGCGGCGACGCGCTCCTCGCGTCCGCGCGGTATGTGGGGGTGGTGCGGACCCGCGAGTTCACCGATGAGACCCGGCGGCTCGGCGGGCCGGGGATGGCGTTCTGGCTCGGCGACGAGGACGACAAAGGCTCGGTGTTCGAGACGGCCGTCAACTTGTCCGGCAGCAGCTTCATCACCGGCGTCACGAACCTCCTGCCCGCCTCCGGCAGCATCACCGCCGGCACGATCGGCACCGTCAGCGGCACACCGTTCACCGGGTCGTTCGTGTATATGACCCCGAAGAAGGCGCTCAGCCAATTCTGCTCGTACTGGTCGAACACCTACGGACAGGCGGAGTGGCAGGTCACCGGCGACGGGAAGCTCAACGCCGGCACCATCGACCAGCTCTACGTCGTGAACCCCTCTGCGGTCATCGCCCGGAAGATGAGCGGTCAGGACATGGCGCTCCGCGGGCTGCTCGGCAGCGCCGAGGCGACGTCGGACCTCGCGGACTTCTCCACCCGCGTCGTCGTCCTCGCGCAGGGCGAAGGTCCCGCCACCGCGATCGGGCAGGCGAACATCACCGGGGGGCTCAACCCGTACAAAGACATCCACGGCAACACCGCGGTGCTCACCCGCGTCGTGTCCGCCAGCGACACCGAAGCCACCAACGCGACTCCACTGGCGCAGCTGCAGCTGAACCGGTTCCTCCGCGCGAAACGCACGTTGAAGGTCGGCACCGATGAGGTCGACATCGACGGGTCGTTCGAGGTCGGCGACTTCGTGTGGGTGTGGGATCCCGACTCGGGGATGGTCGACACCGCGGTCCCCGCCGCCGAGGTCATGTTCCGCGGGCACCGGCTGAATCCGTTGAAGATCCGCGTTACGGAGATGACCAGGCCGATCAGCCTCGGCATGGGCGTCGCCTACCGCGACTATCTCGGGAACTGGTTCGACCTCACCGACTACGTCGAGTACGAGGACGCGAAGACGACGATCACCGTCGGCTCCGACCCGCGGGGCCTCCTGACGGACCTGACGGAGTCTGTCGGCTCGCGGCCGAAACCCGACGCGAGCATCCCCGCCGCGCCCTCCTGGACGCTGCCGTTCACCGTCAGCAGCTACCTCCCCACGAGCGGGATCACCCGCTCGCAGGTCGCGGTGCGGTGGTCGCAGCCGCTGAACACGGACGGCACCCCGATCATCGACGGCGCCTATTACGAGCTGCAGTGGCGCACCACCGACCACCTCGTCAATCCGGCGACGTGGGCGACGGCGAGCGCCTACGTGTGGAGCCAACTCAACACCTGGGACGCACCCGAACCCCCGGTGGCGAGCGGGCCGTGGACGGCGACGAGCGTCGGCTTCGACATCACCAGTTACACGATCGCGGACCTCACCCCCGGCTCGTCCATCGAGCTGCGGATCCGCGCGGTGGACACCGCGTCGCCCCCCAACTTGGGCGGCTGGTCCTCGTCGTCGACGGTGACGTTGCCGACCGACCCGTTCCCACCCAGCCCGCCGGCCCCACCTGCGATCGTGTCGTCGCTCCTGGCTGTGCAGATGACGCACACCCTCGGCCGCGCCAGCGGTGGCACGTACAACCTGGAGGCCGACCTCGGGTGGTTGGAGCTGCACGGGGACCTCGACCCGCTGTTCGCGCCGACCGCGGCGACGCTATTGGGGAAGGTGCCGGCGACGCGGGGGATGATCGCCGCGCAAACCCCCGTGGTCGAGACGTTCAAGGTCGACCAGGTCCTGTTTCCGACCCAGTTCAAGGTCATCGCTGTCGACCTGGCCGGCAACCGCAGCCTTCCCAGCACGGCCACGAGCGCGACGCCCGGCCTCATCAACAGCCAGTACGTGTCGGAGTTGACCGCCAGCAAGATTTCCGCCGGGTCGATCCTCGTGGACCTCCTCATCGGCGGCAGCATCTCGACCGCGGCGGCGGGTCAGCGCACCCGCATGGACGTCTCCGGGTTGCACACCTACAACTCGTCGAACACCCTGCTCGTCGACCTCAACAGCGACACCGACGTCAACCTCCTGACCGGCGTGTTCCAGACCGGGCTGACCGGCACCCGCGTCGTCATCCCCACCACCGGTGAAATCAACTTTTATCCGTCGAGCGGCGCGAACTACTCCCGGTTGAACTTCATCGGCACCACCGACATCTCGGTGCGCGGCCCGCTCGACGGCAACGGCCGCTCGGGCAGGATGAACGCGAGCAGCACCAACGTCGCGATGACCTTCTGCGACGAGGATAGTTTGGCGACGGGCGGATTGTTCACGTTCCTCAATATGACGAAGACCGACACCACGTTGATCAGCCCGACGACGACGTTCGCGATCGACGGCATGTCGGCGCACCCCCCGGCGACAACCCGGCTTATCCAGTTCTGCACGAACGATTCGAGCAACGCGAACATCAGCGACAGCTTCATGATTTATAACCGGCGGGCGTCGGGTGGCGGGTCGAACTTGCTCGCCCCGTCGCAGGGCAGCGGGTTCGCGTTCAACGGCGGCGTCATGTACTGCCGCAACGGCACCGACACCAGCAACGGCAACTTCGAGGCCCTCACCCTCTCGCAGCCGTCGTCGCGGGCGGTGAAACGTGCCATCCGCGACATCGACTGGGCCGGCGTGAAGGCCGTCGACCTCGTGACCCGCGTCAAGTCGCAGCAGTACGAGTATCTCGTCGAGGCCGCCGAGGTGGAGACCCCGCGCCCGCAGTTCGTGCCCGGCGTGACCCGTCGAGTACCCCGGTGGGCGGCGGACGGCACGACCCCGGTTCTCGACGCGGACGGCGCGCAGATCGTCGACATGGCGCCCGCCGAGTGGGGGTACCCGCAGCCGACGGTCGTGCCGAAGCATTACGGGCCGATGGCCGATGACATCGCTGTGATCGCCCCCGACGTCGTGCAGACGAGCCCCGCGACGGGGGAGATGACCCTCCCGCTGAACGACGTCGTCGGGATTCTGTGGGACGCGGTCGGCAACGTCGCGCAGCGGGAGGTCCGCGCCAACGACGTGCGGGTCCTGAGCCCCCTGTTGAGCGCCGCCGCGTTCGTCGACGTCCCCGTCACCTGGCCGGGCGGCCCGCTCGTGATCGAACCCGACGACGCGATGATCTGCCGCGAAGGCTTCACCGTCGCCCAGTCGGTGCGGATGCAGACGACGATCGTCCCCCTGTCGATCACCCGCTCGGGCTGCACCGTGCGGGTCACGATCACCGGGGCGGACATCGCCGCCAACGCCGGCCTCCTGCACGTCACCGCCCTGTCCTGGCGCACCACGATCATCTGAGGAGGCGCTGAGTGGCGACCCTTACTACGCGGCTCTCGCTGAGGAAGCCGGCGTCCGGCGACACCGTCAACGTCTCCACCGACCTCGGCGGCCCCTACGACAGCATCGACGCCGCCGTGGGCGCCACGAACGTCACCGCCGCCACCCGACCCGGCTCGCCGTTCACCGGGCAGCACATCGTCGAAACCGACACGAACCGCACCTACGTCTACGACGGCGGGTGGCTGCTCATCGGGTCGATGGTCGCGGTGAAAACGTCGGACAACACGGTCAACAACACGTCGACCCTCGCGAGTGACGCGCAGCTCACCCTGCCCGTCGAAGCGAACACCACGTACACGCTGGAGCTGTTCCTCGACTACTCGTCGGGCACCACACCCGACGCGAAGATCGGCCTGTCGGTGCCCGCATCGGCGACGTGGAGCCTCGCCCCCAACGGGATGCTCACCACCGTCGCCGCCACCAGCGGGTCGGTGGAGACGGCGCCCAGCGTGACCGCCGGCAACCTCTCCTTCGGCGGGAACGGCGCCGGGGTGCACCTCACCGCGAACCCCGTCGGCTGGCTGAAAACGGCGGGCACCGCCGGCAACGTCGTCGTGCAGTTCGCGCAGGCCACCGCCAACGCCAGCAACACGATCCTCTACACCGGCACCTGGATACGGCTCACCAGGATTTAGGGTGGCGTCGTGCGGCTCCTGACGGTGCTGTTCCTGCTGCTGTTCCTGCTGGTGCCCGCGCCGGCCGGTGGGGCGCTGGAGCAGCCGCCGAGCGTGCCGGGGGGCGTCTGCCAACGCTGTTAGATCATGTGTCACAGTGCGCGTCGAGACCCCCGTGGGGTGGGCCGCGAGCGTCGGGAGCAACAGCAGTGGGTGACGTGGTGATCTGGACACGCGACCACGGCGAGATGTGCGTCTGTGGGCACCCCACGCGAGCGCACCACCGGCTGCGGACCCCGCTCGATGAGTGCGTCGACGGCTGCGACTGCCAGCTGGTGCGCGACCCGCTCACGCTCGCGCCGGCCGGCGAGCCGGAGTGACGCGGCGCGACCCGACGCTGCTCGACCTCCGCCCCCGTGATGCCGCTCAGAGCGCGCTGACGCGCCGCAAATTGTCGGCGGGGCAGCGGCGCCACCTCCGCCGTGTGGCGCTGCTGGTGTTCGCTGTGGGCGCTGTTCCGGCTGTCCTCGTCGGGGTCACCCTCGGCGTGGAGAACCCCCGCGAGCCATGGCCCGCGGCGCCCGCCCCGCTACCTCCCGCGATCACGACGACCACGACGGCTCGCGCTGCCGCGCCCGCGCCGCTCGTCGTCGTCACCCCACGAACCCCGCAGACCGCGCCGCGGACAACCCCCCGGCTCGTCACCCCGCAGACCCCCGCGCCAGCGCTCCCCCAGGAGGCCCCGTGTTCGCGTTGCTCGCGCTCATCACGTTCGCCGTCGCGTTCATCCTCAACCTCGTCCGCGTCGACCTCGGCAACGTCAACCTCGTGATCCTCGGGCTCGTCCTGTTCTCCGCGCATTTCGTGTTCGGCCCCGTGTGGGCGTTCGGCCGCCGGTCGTGATCCGCCGCGCCGGGTACGTCAGCCCCACCGCCCCTCGCAGCGAGTACGACGCGCTCGTCGAACGGCTCCGCGCCAGCATCGGTGGCGCCGTCGACCCCGACGACATCGACGTCGTCACCTGGGCCGATGAGGACGGCGGCATCCGCATCGAAGTCACCTGCACAACCGCCGGCTGAGCCGACCAGGGGGGCCGCGTTGTGAAGACCGGTCAAACCGTCGCCGTCGTCGTCGCCATCGTCTGCATCGTCGTCGCGCTCGTCGCGTTCATCCTCGGCGTCCTCGCGATCACCGAACCCAACGACCAGCGCATCGACCACCTCGGGATCTCCACGCTCGCGGTGTTCTCCTCCGCGATCCTCGGGCTCCTCGCGTTCCTCAAAGCCAACGCCGTGCAGAAGGACCTGCATAACGGGGTCGTCGAGGAAACCGTCGAACGCGCCGTGCGGAAGGTGCTCGACGAGCAGCAACGGAAGGCGGCGCCGTGAGGGTCACGTGGATGTTCGACGTCCTCAAAGCCGCGGGAGTGCCCGTCGCGCAGGCCCCCGGCTGGCAGGCCCGCGGGCACGGGGAGATGAGCGGCTGCACCGGCGTCCTCGGGCACCACACCGCAGGGCCCGCCCGCGGCAACGCCCCCAGCTACGGCGTCGTCCTCAACGGGCGGCCGGGGCTCGCGGGGCCGCTCGCGAATCTGTTCCTCGCCCGCGACGGAACGTGGACGTGCATCGCGGCCGGCGCGGGCTGGCACGCCGGGACCGGGGGGCTGCCGTGGGTGCCCGCCAACCAGGGCAACCAGTACCTCATCGGCATCGAAGCGGAATCGTCCGGGGTGCTGCAGAACGGCCAAGCGGACTGGACAGCGGAGCAGCTCGACAGCTACCCGCGTGGCGTCGCCGCGCTCCTCCAGCACATCGGGCACGACGCCGACCGTTTCGCCGGGCACAAGGAATACACCACCCGCAAACCCGACCCGGCGAACTGGCCGGGTGGTATGGCCGGCTTCCGCGGGACCGTCGCGCAGCACCTCGCCGGGGCGCCAACCACAGCAGCGCCAAGGAAGACGACACACCTGGAGATGGTCGACATGTTGGTCGGGCAGGATCAGACAGACGGGCGGCTCTACCTCGTGTCGGGGAACTCCGCGCTGGAGTTCCCGCAAGGCGGGGGCGACCCGAAGGGCCGCGGCCACGGCAACCTGTACGCCGACATCCTCCTCGACATGCTCGACCAGGCGTACCCGGACGGACCGAAGGCGCAGCTCGTCGCCCTCAACCACGACGTCGTCACCCGCATCCCACCGGCGTGGAGCTTCATCGACGGGTCGGCAGCCGGGACCACGAAAACCACGCCCGGCGAACAGGTCGCCAGGGGGTGAGACCGCCCCGCGCGGCGCCTCGCGCCGCAGCCCGCCGGTTCGCCGTGCAGGTCGGCGCCGGAGTGTTCGCCCACCCGCCCCGATCACCCAACGACGTCGAGCGGTGGGACGAGCCGTGCCCCGACACCACCGAACACGAGCGGCACCCGTGGCACCTCTACCACTGGCGCGGCTGCCCCGGAATCCCGATCATCGTCGACCCCGAGGAGGGCGGCTAACCCATGCTGACCGCGGAGTTCTGGAAGAACACCGCCGAACGCGCGGTGAAAACGTTCGCGCAAGCATTGCTCGCCGTGCTCGTCGTCGAGCTCGCCACGACCACCGTCGCCGGGGTCGACTGGAAAACGATCCTGCTCACCGCGGCCGGCGCGACGCTGCTGTCCGTATTGACATCCGTCGCCGGGGTGGCGGTCGGCCCGAGCGGCTCCCCGTCACTGGTCGTCGACACGAACGCGACAGCCGCGACGCTGCCGCTCGCGGAGCCCCCACCACCGACACCCGCGCCGCCGACCGTCTCGCCCTGAGTTAGGCGTCAGGGCCGGTTCGCACATCGACACGGAGGTTCGGGTGGAGCCGAGCCAGCGCCCGTACCCGCCGCGTTCTCCGCTGCTGCTGCACGAAGCGCATCACCGCTCGATACACATCATCGAGCGGGTCCTGGTGGGAAACGTCGACCAGGCCCTGCCACGCCGCTCGTAGGAACTGCTTCGTACTCACTGGCTGTCTCCGTTCAATGCGCGATGTTTGACCCGCTCCCCAGTACGTCGCCCCACGGTTGGGTTCTCCCGCGCCGAGGGAACCCGCGGGCGGCACATGAGACGCCCCCGCACCCAGCCCCCCGAGGCAGGGTGCGGGGGCGTTCTCCTGCGTTCAGAGGGGCGGCAGCGCGTCGAGTATCTGCCGCAACTCGTCGGGGTCGATCGCGCCCAACGCCAGGACGGTGCGGCGGAACTCCACCAGCGCGTAATACTCCTCAGCGTCGACGCGGATGAACGCCGGGTCCGGCTGCAGCATGATCTGGAACGTGTGGCTCGGCCTGATATCCGGTCGGCTGTTCGGGTCGAGGTCAGCAGCGGTGGCCTGCAAGTCAGTCACGAGCGTTCCTCTCCCCGGGTGTCGGGCGTCGAGCCCACGCATCCCCGACGGCGAACGGGTGGGCGCTAACCCAAGCGGGGCCCGGCGCCCGACACGACAGAGCATGTCATCCCTTCCACCCGCGCGAGCGGGCGACCAGCTTCGTTGCCTCCGGATACTGGGTCATCAGCTCCATCAGCTCAACCTCCAACGCCTTGTCGGCGTGTTCCTCACTGGTCACGAGACCCGTCCGTTGCGGTCGAGCCTCCGAGCTGTCGACCGGATCGCACCTTTGTTCGAGCTGACCACGCGCGAAGCCATCGCGCGCGCCTGATCCACGCTCACGCCCGTCCCCCGCAGCAGTTCCCGAGCTCGGGGGACATCGTCGCTGTACCGGTCGTGAGGGTCGCCCGTGATCTGCTTCGCGCCGATCCCACCAGCGAGCAGGAGAACCGCGTCGTCCACGGCGGTTGTGGAACCCGGCAGGCTCGCGTCGAAGTACCCGCGCTTGCCGCCGTTGATCAACCGCGCTGACGCGGAACCCCCCATGCGCTTGGCGACCACCACGTGCGACGCCTCATGCACGGAGGTTCCCCACCGGTCACCGGATCCACCGTGACCGTGCGCAGGCCCGGACTTGCGGCGGCTGAGGAACTTCACCACCAAGAACGCCAGGACGAGAGCGACGATCAGCTGGCCGCTCACTTCGGCGCCTTCCGCACGTCCGCGTGGACCTGCTGCCACTGCTGACAGTGCCGACAGATCGTCACGTCGTCGGTGGCGTTGAGTTGCACCCGGTGCCAGTCGTGACCCTGGTCGCTGGTGCAGTAGGGGCCGTTCACGACCGCCGCCCGTTGGCGCAGTACCAGCAGAACTTGTCGAGGCGCCGGCCGTGCGGGCAGTACCCGATGCTCTTGCCCATGTCCTGTCTCCTGTCATTTCCGTCGGGACAGCAACCGCCGCCCGAGCCCTGGTGGCGCGTCGCTCATCCGGTCTCGTGTGTCGGGCAGCGCAACCCGTCAGGACCGTGGACGAAGCAGCTCCCGCATTCCGAGCAGTGATCCCAGCGGTCGCGGCGGCAGCTCACACAGCGCTTCGGGTTCTCCGTGCTCCTGCTGGTGTCTCGACGCGGCCAGGCGCCCCGTAGTAGTCGGTCCATGCGTCACAGCCCCTTCCGGTGGTGGCGGGTGACGGTGTCCTTCGTGCTCTGCACGACCACGTCCTTCGTGGTGAGCGGCCCGCCGTGGCCCCTCCACCTGCCCCAGTGCTGCTTCTCCAGATCCTCGAACCTGGCCTCGGCCGTGTCCTTATCCCCGGCGTCGTGAGCCTGGCGGTACTCGGATTCGAGGTGCGCCCGGTGCGTCTCGAATGCCTTCCTGTTCTTGCCCATGTCTCTCCCCTGTCATTTCCGTCGGGACAGCAGACGCCGCCCGAGCCGTGTCCTCGAACCCTCGCCGCCGCACCACCAGCACGACCGCCACGCGGTGCGCTGCCCTGGTTGGCGGGCTTTACCGCTGCCGTGGCATCCGCGGCAGGTGACGTTCGGGTAAACCACGCACAACCCGACGTAGATCACACCCGCGACTGCTAGCGCAAGCGTCAGAGTGTTCATCCGACACCCCCCGAAGCTCCACCAGTGGGGGGCGCTAGAACCGCTAACACCGCTAAACCGCAGGTCACAGACCTGCCCTGTGCGCTAGCGTCAGCGCTAGACCTAGCGCAGGCTGCCGTCGAAGCTAGGGGCATCGCTAGGCCCCAACCCGGTCGTCGGGCTCGTCCAACGCCTCGAAAAGCTCCGCGCGCAGCACCCCGTAGCGGTTGCCGGTCTCCCCGTCCAAGCCCTCGGCCCACACCTGCCGGGTCTTCACCCCGAACGGCTTCAACGCCGCCGACAACTGCGCGGGCTCCCACCCCGCGTACCGCTCGGGCCACCGGTCCGCCAACCGCGAGCACAGTACGTCGGAGTGGGCCTTCTTGTCCGTCGCCATCACCGTCGCCAAGTCAGCGGCGACCGAGTAGGCGGGTGGGGTCGCCATCGGAACCAGCCCCGAAGCCATCCCGTCCAACGTGCCCGCACGCTCCCGCAGCAGCTTCCCGCGCAGGCAGATCGCCTCAGCGTCCAGGCCCTCCGCCAGATACGTGCGGACCGCGCCGGCCAGCACCTCCAAGCCGTCATCACCCGTGCCGCGGAGCAGGCCGCAGCCCTTCACGTCCGGGCTCAGCAAGCTCGCGTCCAAGCCCTCGCCGTAGGCGCCGGCCCCGAGGATGGCTTCGGAGGCGTGCATCGTCGTGACCCGCAGCGCGAACTTCACGACGAACTGATCGCGGAACCCCGTCGGGGTGCTCTTCGAGTCCGGTTTCTGTGTCGCCGCGACTGTGATGATCCCCGTCGACGGGCCCACCTTCACCAGGTCCGTCAGCACCTCGTCGAGTTCCGCGCCGTACGTCTTGTGCCTGAACGCGCGCTGCACCTCGTCGATGACGAACAGGATCAGCGGCATCCCCGCGCTCCGCGTCCGCGACAGTTCCTCGGTGAGCTTCCCCTGGGGGCACACCTCCGCGGGCAGCGTGCGGAGCGTGCGGTTACGCCGGTCGACCTCCGCGAGGAGTTCCTTCGCTCCGTCCAACAGGGCGAGCACCGGGTCGACGCCGGTGTCCGGGTCGGGCCGGTCGCCGTAGAACAGGCGGTGCGCGACGTGCCGGAACGGCACCCAGTCGGGGCTGCCCTTCATGTCGTGGATGCGGATCTGCACATGCGGGTCCAACGCCGCAGCCAGCGCGGGGAGCCGAGCGGAGAACGTCTTCCCCTGCCTCGGCACGGCACCGACCAGCATCGACTGCCACAGCAGGCACAGCGGCACGACCACACCGCGCTCGTTGACGCCGAACGGCCACGGCTCCCAGAAGTTGACACGACCCGTGTCAATCAGCGGGGACATACCAGCGGGCACCGACAGTGGGTCCACGTCGCACACCCACAGCGCAACCCTGCGGGCTGAGCCTGACGCGCCGCGGACGCGGGACAGGAACACTTGCCGCTCATCCACGTCCAACCCCGACGCGATCTTCGCGCGCCTGCTCATCGCGTCGTCGGCGGTCACCCCGAACGGCAGGTCGATGACCACGCGGTAGCCGTTCGCGTCGCGGTGGATCGGCGTCGCGAACGTGATCGGGGAATCCTCACCGCACAACTTCGCCACCGTGAACGCGCGAGTCACGATCCCCGGCGACAGCTTCCGGGTGGTGTTCGGCACCACCGCCGCGGGGATCAGTGGCTTACCGGGTGTCGCGCCGAACCTGCCCAGGGCGAACAACGCCACGAACAGGACGGGGATGTGCACCCACCACGCGGTGACCACCCAACCCACCACCGCACCCGCCGCGAGGACAGCGCCAACGACGCCGACGATGAGCGCGCGGCGATGCACCGCCGCGTCACGCTCCTTCCGCAGCTTCAAGTAGTCGGCGGTGTTCGCCTTGTCACGCTCCGCCAACCTCAGCGGCCGAGCCTCCCAGTCGAACACCCACGCCGTGACGATCGCCAACAGCCGCCACAACCCGCGGGGCGCGTACCAACCCGCCAGGGCGAGGTACCGGGGCGAGCGGACCGCGTGGAACTGCGACACATGCCGCACCTGCCCCACGGCCCACGTCACGGCCTGCTTCCGCTGCTCGGCTTCCCGCAGCCATGGCGCCACCACCGGCCGGCGTTCGGGGGCTTCCACCTGCCACGGCGCCGGCACCGGGGCAGCGCGGATCGCCACCTCCGCAGCCGGTCGCACCGGGAGGTCCACGAGTTCGGCGTCCACCACGGGGCCCGCGACTTCCAACTCGGCGCTCACAGCGTCGCCGTCGGCTGCGTCATCAGCGCTCGCCACGATGCCTCCCACCTACGGAACTGCTGCAACTCCAACTCCTCACGGCGCAACTGCAGCCGGTACATCACCCACCGGAACCCGAGCAGCACCGCCCACCCACCAGCCACACCGAAGCCGACCCACCCGCCACCCGCATAGGTCATCGCCCCGGTTGAGCCGACGACGAGGAGTGCTGTGTCGGGGACGTCACCCTGGTTGGTCACGACACACCCACCGAGTGCAGAGGCTCGCGCGTGACATCCGGGTCACGCTGCCGGTCACGCTGACGCGCCTTCCGCTCCCGCGCCAGTCGCTTCGCCCGGTCCTCGCTGGACTCCTCGACCGTGACCGGCGCTGGCGTGGGTGGCGTGACCTTCGGCGTGACCTTGCGCGGTGCACGTGCAGCCTGGGATTTCACGGGCTGCCGGCGAGCCAACGACGCCATCACCACAACCGCCTCAACCGCCAGGACGAGCAGGACGGACAGCCACCACTCCTCGCCGTAGGCCACGAGTAGTCGGACAGCGTGGGTCAGGTTCACCACCGCCGCAGCCCCGCAGATCACCGTCATCACGACGGCGCGGATCGCCCGCGTCCACGGACCCGTGATCGGGACACGGGGCCACAGGTGCAGCGACACGGGAACCAGCACGGTGGCGAACACGCCAGCGGCGATACGCGCGGAGCCGTCCGAGGCCGCCCACGCGACGTTCGCAGCACCGGATGCGAGGACGCCGACGGTCAGTGCGACGTTCGGACTGGTGAACTTCACCTGTACCACCGGCGACCCTCCTCGGTTGCTT